TTGCCTCTATTTAAAATCCACTTAATTGCTTTTTTATGCTCTTCTTGTGCTTCTTTCCATGTGGAGCATCGAGCACAATATATTTCATGAGATTCATCTCCTGAAAATATCATGGTTTCGAAAACATGAGGATTAGGGTTTTCTTCATAAATTTTTCCAAGCCAATTATAATCAATTCCTAAAAAAACTGTGGATATAAGATAATCATTAACTTTTACGCGGCAAACTCTTCTTTTCTCTATTGAATTTTCGAAAAATTCACTCCATTCTAATAAATTAGCAGGAATAACATTATTATCTTCATCTAAAATATATTTATCTTTAACTTTGATAAAGCGATCCCAGTCATCATGTCTCATAAATAAAAATCTCATTTTTCTTCTTTAATCAGGCCACCAAAGCCAAGCTATAAAAATTGCCATTATAAAAGCCATATGCATTTGAATATCTCCTCTTTTGCCGCATTAAAGCATGGATGTATTAAGTAATCAATATAATTAACATTCTACGTGGAACAATTTGCTTTTTATTTCAATCAATATTGACAATTCTATATATTGAGCGATAATGTAAAGTAATTACGCAGCTATGCGACATAAATAGCCGAATTCTTAGAGCGTTAATCTAATGTCATCACGGCGACTCCGATAAACAGTCATCAAGAAGGTGAATTTGATTTATGGCAGATATTGAAATTCCTGAAATCCAGGAAACGCCAGCTACTGTTAATGCGGAACAACCGGATGACGATCAAAAGCCCATTTTCAACAGACACCAAGTTGAGGATGTTGTCAGACGAGAAAGGCAAAAAGCCTTAGAAAAAGGGAAAAGAATGGCTATGGAAGAGCTGCAACAACAGCAACAGGCCGCGCAGCCTCAAGCGCAACCAGTAACAGCACAACCAATTCCGCAGCCCTTGCAAAATCCACAAGCTTCCCAAAGTCTAGGTGGTATGCCTCAGATGTCGCATGAAGATGTTAAGCGCATGATTGCGGAGCAAGCCCCCGCGCATATGCAAGCGCATCTTAATCAGCAAGCTGTTAATCGCCAAGCCGAAGGATTCGTTCAAAAGATGAAAGCGGCGGAAGCGAAACATCCTGGATTAGAAGCTAGGTTAGAGAAACTCGATTGGACGCACATGGGGCCTGTTATAAGGCTCATAGACAGTGCAAGCAATCCTGGGGATATAATGAAAGAATTACTAGATAATCCCATGAAGATGGGAAATTTAGTATCTTTAGCCCATACTCAACCAGTCATGGCACAAGATGCAGTGAGAGAGCTTAGTAATTCCATAGCTCAAAATCATGCAGCTTTAGCTCAGGAAGCTCAAGCAAACGAGCCGCTAGGTCAAATCACGCCTTCCAACGTTGGCAGTGATACTGGCACAAAAGGTTTGATCCGTGACTTTAAGAAAAAATATCGCGGATAGGCTTTGGCTAGTATCTCCTCAAAAATAATTTTGGAGAGATATAATGACTATCCCGAATAACATATTAATTCAGGTACAAACCTATCAAAAAGCAATGTTAGGTTATCTTGATAACTTAAACGTTTTTGTTGGTGAATTGACTAATAAAAAGTTCAAAAATTTTCCTGGCATACAGTACAATTTAGGCTCAAGCGTAACCTTTGATTTGCCTCCTTTCTTTACAACTACTCAAGGTTTGGTTGCGGTATTTCAACCTGCAGCGCAACGCTTGGCAACTCTTACTTGCGATCAAGCAGCCAATACGTCCTATGCGTTCACGGCTCAAAACAAAATCTTTAACGTTGACAAAGATACCGACAATTACATGAAAGAATTTGGTATGTCGGCTGTTGAAACATTAGGAGCGCAAATTGAAAGTAATGTCGCGTTAAACGTGGCATCCGCTGCACCTGTTATGACTATTAATAATCAAGGTCAAAGTGTCCCAACTGGCGCTTTGCATACTGAATCCGGTCCAGTACGTTTTTTCGGAAACGCATCTGCGCCTATAAATAGTTACCAACAATTGCAACAAATGATCGAAAATTTCAAAGAAATAGGTTCTACAAAGGATTGGCAAGTTGTTTTACCTAACACCATAATCCCTGCCATTATCGGAAGTGGTTTAAATCAATTTGCTCCAAATCGTAATAACGAGATTGCTAATTCTTGGGAGCTTGGGGAGTTCGGAAGTCCTAAAGTTAAATATTATGTTTCCAACTTATTACCTACACATATTTCTGGTTTTGTAGGCGATGCAGTGGCTCCTAACAATGTATTTACTGTAGTAAGTACAAATGATCCAACAGGATTAAATATCACTCAGATTACAGCTACCGAACCAACAGGTTCAACGGCTGCAGCGGCAGTGAGAGCTGGTGATTTATTCCAATTTAATGATGGTGTAGCAGGTCAACCGAATTTACGCACATTAACTTCAATCGGAAATTATTTAACTTCTCAACCTGTGCAATTTCGCGCTATTGCAGATGCCGCAAGTGTTGCAGGAACGGTAGTTATTAATTTAGTTGCAGGACAAAATGCACAACAAGGAAATGGTATTCAATCGCAATTAGTAAATGGAACTGCTAACTCTAGTCAAAATATTTTAGCTGGCATGAAATTTACTCCATTACCTTCCCGCAAATGTGGATTAATGTTAAATGGAAAAGGCTTTTATTTAGCATTACCACAATTACCCGATCAATCACCTTTTGCAACTGGTAATGAAGTAGATCCAGAAACTGGCGCTTCTATTCGTATGACGACTGGTGCGGCCTTTGGTGCTAACCAATATGGAACGGTGCTAGATGGAACATGGGGTTCGTTATGCTTGCCTTCATATTCGCAACAAATAGCTTTCCCAATGTAGTATTTTTCCATCAAACCGTGGCAAATTGTCACGGTTTTACTTCACCAATTTTTAGAGGATTTTTAAAATGACAATTTTTTCCCCCTCAGATCCGATTAATAATCAGCCTTATTTAGCAACTACTGGATTGCAGATTTCTAATGATCCAATTACACCAAATACGTTAATTGATATTGGTCCAGGTCTTACTCGTGACTCCACAAATACTTTTGATATTAATCTAGGTAATTGGTTCGGTGAAATTCCATCGACTTCCGCAGGAACTTCTTTGGTTAATGGTTTTCAAACTGCGCAAGCCGGTGTTGCTGCTAATACTACGACTGTTATTAATGGTGCTATTAACGGTCCTTTAGGGTTGGATCAAGGAACGCTCGCTGCGAGCTCTCTTTATTATATTTTTGTGATATTTGATGCAACAGGCAAGCTTCAGCCTTCCGCAATAATTTCTCTTTCCTTAACTGCGCCTGTGCTTCCAGCGGGTTATAGTAATTTCCATTGGATTGGGCAAATGCGAACGGATGCAAGTACGCATTTCTTGCTAGGTTATAATTATGGCACTAAAAGCGATAGATTATTCTTTTATGATGCTCCTCTTGCGACTTCTGTAACTGCTGGTGCTTCCGCTACTTATGCGCAAGTAAATTTAATTGGATTAGTGCCAAACATTAATAATATTCCAGTTTGGATTACTACTAATTTCACCCCAGGAGCTGCGGGAGATACATTAAGCCTTCAACCAGGAAATGGAACAGGTGCACCGGTTGTAATTACAGGACAAGTATCAACAGTTCATGTGATTTCTACTAATTTGGTAATGGCACAACAAGTTCTTGTTGGTGGGGTATTATCACCTGTGATTAATTATAAAGTTTCAGGTACTGACACTGTTGCAATTAGTGTTTTAGGTTATCAATATTCACTATAAAGAATTGAGGATAACGAATGCCTTATTCAGTTACTCAATTAGTAAATCATTCTTACTATCTTTCACAAGTAGTAAGCCGTCAAATACAAACTGTCAGTGGAGAACAATTCACTGATGGTTTGTATTTGTTAAATGCTTTATTAGATGTAAAAGGCTCTGATGTTCGTTTAATTCCTTATTTTACTCTTGGAGAATTTTTAACATTTATAAATACTGAGGGGGAATGGGAATGGAAATATTTCATTCCCAACATGGTTTCGCTTGAAACTCTCACATTTAATTTGGGTAATGTTATTTTTCCGATGCAAAGAATTTCGCGTATGGATTTCTTTGGTAGCGGACGAATAGAGCATGTTAATTCTTTACCGTTTAGTTATCACACTGAGCGTGTATTGGATGGTATGGAAATATATTTATATTTCTCCCCAGGTCAAGTTTTACCGATGAAATATACCGGTAAATTCATGCTAAAAGATGTTAATGCAACTACTGATTTAACACAATTTTATGATTTGTTTTATATTGAATATTTGCGTTATGCGCTAGCTGAATATATTTGCTCTGAATGGGGCGTTAATATGCCTGAACAAGCTATGATGAAATATAAAGAGATTCGTAAAAAGCTTATGGATGTTTCCCCTCCTGATTTGAAGATGAATAAGGCAAGTACTTTAATATGTGGTCAACAAGGAATCACATGGGCGCAAGTAGGATTAAGTCCGGCTTGGTTACCATACTAATTGGAGGCTTCTTAAATGCAAAGACAAGAAGCCGAAATCAAACATATTCCTTTCAATGTTGTATGTTCTACT